GTGTTAGTTGGTGCTTCGAATGTGCCTTCTGTTGTTCTTGCAAACGCTGATGTTGTTGCCGACTGTAGAATTGTTAATACAGTTGGTGAAACAACAGCCCAGTTACCTGCGCCTCTGCGTGTACGCTGTGCAATTAAGTTTGACACTTTGTTGATTTGAACTGCAAGTGCTGCATGTTCGTCACCAACAAAAGTAGCTGTACCACTTACTGCGTTTTGTGCATAAGTTGAGCTTGCTGTACCAGCAAGTGTACTTAATGAACCGATGATTTCCTGGTCGATTTCTGCAGTAATCTCTTGAGCTAGTGCTGCCATGATTTCTGCTTCAACGTCTAGGCCGTGCATCGCTTGTGCATCTTGAGCTGCTTCGAAAGTCCAGCGAGCTGATAGCTTGCGTGATTTTGCTTCGACAGTTTGTTTCAAGATTTGGATGCTCATCTTTTTACCAGGAAGTCCTTCCTGAGTTGCAGTTGCATCTGCACGGTTTGTAGTTGCATTACCTGAGTAACCAGTTGCAATTGCAAATGGGCTTAATGCTTCATCACCAGCTACAGCTGAGTCAAAAGTTTCTGCATAACGCACACGTAGTGTGTGGATTTGTCCAACAGGGCCTGTCATAGGCTGGACACCAACTAATTCGTTGGCGATAACTGTTGGCATAACACGGCGGATCACTGGTAGGATAACTTTGTTAAGAGTAGCAACGTTCCCAGCCATAGTAGCACCAGCAGTTGCACTCTCAGTGAGTGAACGCTTTGTGTTTTCTAGTACTGTTTCCATTACTGCTTTTTTGTTACCTGCCAAGCCGTCTGTAAGGGCGTCTTTGGTAGCTGACCAATTTTCAAATAGGTTTGCCATAATAGTATCTCCTTAATTAATACCGGCTAACTTTTTCAAGTTAATAATTTCGGCAGATCCAGTCTCTGACTGACGTTTCGCTTTATCACCAGTTACCACTTTAGTGTTTTCGGTGAGCTTTGCCTTTTCTTTTATAGAAACTTTAGCATCTTCTTTCAATACATTTGGAAGATACTTGTTGAACGCATCACGTAACTTGTCAGTTTTCACTGATTCTAGTAATGCCCCCATAATTTCCTTGTGGTCCTTACTTAGAGGTGCCATCATTTCGTTCATTACGGCTTTACGGTCTGTAAGATCTTTTGCAATCTTAGCATCACGCTTGGCCTCCATGATGGATACATCTTTAGTAGTAAGTTCCTGCTTCGCCTCATCTAACTGTTGACTTAAGTCAACAAGTGAACGATTTAGTTTAGCAACTTGTGTGCCTTCTGCTAGTGTACTTGTCATAAATTCTGCAGCAAATGTTTCGAAGATTTGACGTCCAAAGTTATTTTCTTTAGCAGTCTGTATATCTTCTTTAAGTGTTGAAAGTTCTCCTTTGAGTGTATTCTCAATGATATTTTCAACTTTTGTTGCAGCTTTTTTAACAAAGTTAGCACGAGCTTCAGCAATTACTTTCTTGCCTTCGGTTACCATTCTGACTTTTTGTTCAACAAGTGAACGTTTGTCGTCATGGAATTCGTTTAGCTCTTTAGTTAGCTGGCCGAGTACAAACTCTTCCAATTTACCAAAGTTTTGCTTCTGTGCTTCACGATCCTCTTTGAGTTCTGTGATTTCTGTTTTAAGAGTAGACATAATGAATGTGTCCAGCAACTTAGCATGTTCCTTGACTGCTTTTTTATAAGCAACACGGTCTTGTGCTAGTTTAGCCTTGTCTTCTGCAAATTCATTTAATTCTGTCTTAATGGTATCATTTAGCATTACATCCATTGCTTCTACGATCTGCGTTTTGTCATTTTCATAACGTCCTGCAAATTCTTCACGTAGTTCAGCAGTGATATTCTCACGTGCTTCCGCAATTTGTGCTTCCCATGCTTCGCTAATACCTTGTTTCACGTCCTCACTGAGTACCTCAGAGCCGAGAATTTTTTCAATTTCTTGAGTCATTTTCAATCTCTCCCTAGGTCTTTGATGAAGTTGATTACCTCACTTCGGAGGTATCTTTGCGCTTGATTGTCATGCTTTACCGCATTTGCAACGTCCCAAATTGTATTGCCACGTCTGTGGTTCATAATTTGTTCATAAATTGGATCTGGATATGCATCTGGTGCACTTGGATTCGCTACAATATCTACTGTAATGATTTCAAAGTCCGATACATTTCCACTTCCGTCAACGTTGCCACTGCCTCTTGAGCTGACACCTAGTCTAACGCCACTTTCTAGTAACGTTTTACAAATATTACCCATGGGCGTGGGTAACATCTTTAGTTTTCCGATTCCGTCATTTCCCTTCATACTCATGTTAGTAATCATATGACTAACACGATCCAGGTTTATGTTTAAATCGTCGGGGTGATCTGCTTCACCTAATACGGTATTTCCGCCTTTGATCTTCTCTTGCAATGAATTCACTGCATTTGAA